GATGTTTTTCCCCAGCCCTAAAACCTTTCAGACCCTTGTTCCAAGCAGGCCTCCCAAGATGAGCTATTCTATTCTTTTCTTTCGCTTCTTCTGTATGTTGTTTCCCTCGTCTATAAGTATTTCCCTTACTCCGTTCTGAAACTTTCTGGCGAATTTCTTCTGGAACAGGATGTCCCTTTTTAAAGCTTCCAGCATTAGTCCAGCCTTTCAGGCCCCTATTCCATCCTCTACCCAATTTTAAATTATCTATATACTCTGTGCTTCCTTTAATAAAACGACCCCTGGAATCTCTCATAGTTAACCTATATTTTGCCCAGCAATGAATCCATCATAAGTTCCCGATCCCGTGCATCTAAAGACAAAAACGTCTTTGCGTGAGCCTGTAGTAGTTAAAGTGGGAGCCGTAGTTCCTACCCATTTTATTTGGCTGAACCACGTCACAGTCCTTCCTCCAGTGGAATCCTGAATTATCTCAATCGAGAAAATCTGTCCCACAGAAACATTGGAGAGCGCTATCGTGATATTTCCCGCTGGCATTTGTATCACATGGACATTGGCATCGGAAAGGTCAAGAGTGCAGGTAGTTCCAGCGCCAGGAGAATAGCTCCTTACATTAGGAACGGAACCTTGAATTGTGGGCTTAGTGAGTGTCTTATTCGTGAGTGTTTGAGTATCAGTTGTGCCTACAATAGTGCCAGAAGGAGCATCTTTTCCGTCTACCTTATCAGCATCGAGACCATTGCCAGAACCCGTTTTCAGCCAGCCATTGTCTAATTTGCCAGAAGCATCAGCCTTCGGAACGGCGGAAGCGGAAGGCGTAGTAGTAATAGTTTCTAAGTCAGTAATGTTCGATTTCGTGTGAGTGTGAGCAGCGGAAGCAAAATCGGAAGCATGTTGGCCATCCACCTTATCAGAATCTGAAACCTGAGAAGTTATATCGGAGCCAGGATGAGTGTGAGCAGATGGAGGAAAACTCGAAGGCTTACTGTCAAGGTAATCCCAGGAAACTTTTTTCGAGTTGGTGCCGTCGTGGTTGTGTCCTGTAGAAGGATCAAAAGCACTGTCATAGGCAGTTTGCAATTCTTTTACTGGATGCTCGATTGTGCCAATATAGACTATCTCGCCAGCACCATGATTGACATTATCCGTATCTCCATATCCCCGGCCATTGGAATTGATTATTAGGACATCTCCAGAACGGGAATTCACCAAAATTTTCTCAAGATTTGTGCCATTTTCCTGGCAGACGGTGATAATAAAATTCGATGTTGGAAAACGATTTCCTGTTCCGGTAGCCAGGGTTGCCGATAAAGATCCGGCGGATAAAGGTAGGGCTAAGGTGGAAAATGCATTATCTTTTATAGAAAGCCATGTCATTTTTTACTCCTTTACATTCTAAGTCCTGTCCGGACTCTAATTTCATCCACCAAGGGTCTGCCCACTGCCCGTGCAATTGTTTGCCCATCGAGCTCCACATAAATATTTACTGTTCTGAATCCAGCGTTTTCTAATTTTGATAGAGGAATCACCGCTTCGGGTTCCTGTTCCGCAAGAAGACCAATCACGGGTCGGGTGAGGATTGCTCCCTGAGCAAAACCAGGAAGAATTTCGGGTATGCTGGGCGATGGAGGAGGTGGCGGCGTAAGAGGATTTGTTGAGTGCACAGTCCAGCTCGTTGGTGAGGCGGATGTAGTGGGTGTCGAATTGGTTATCGGAGATGCAACGGGAATCATTGTGCCTATTTCACCCGTCCAGAATTTTTTCCACCATTCATTCTCAATGGACTGGCCTGCTCCACTATGACCCTCTTTGGCTAATTGCTGGACGCTCTCCCATAAATCTGGGGCCATAGCCTTGAAAATTGCATCCTTAAAATCAATCCATTGGCCTCCTACCTGAACTGCAGTTGTGCCCCGTTGTCGTAGATTTTGAATCAACCAGTTCAGCCAGTCTCCGGAAAGGACTGCTCTCTGCCAGTCGGAGGTTCCCACGCTCATTTCCAAAACTTTTTGGAAATCTTGTCCCCAGGGAACAGCCATATTTGCTGGATTCCAGCCAGAAAACAACGCAGTTCCTACGGTAGGAATCACATTTGTGGGGATATTAGCAGTGGGTATATTTCCTCGGTAGGGGCCAGTATTTTCGCCTCCAGAGGTTCCCCCACCACTCGTTCCTCCACTACTTGTTCCTCCGCCACTTGTGCCTCCAGACCATTCGGGATGGTTAGCCAACCAATTTTTCCAATATTCCTCCATGGCCTGCCCCCGTGCAATAGCAGTCTGAAGGGCCTGGTCCCAAATCTGCTCCACCTGTTCAGCCATACTCTGGGCTTTAGCTACAGTAGCGGCGGCGGCGGCTTCCCATCTCTGGGCAATGGCATTGATAGCATCAGTATTGACCTGTGCCATAGCTGCGGCTTTGGCCTGGGAATATTCAAACATCTGATTGTGGGCCAGCTCATTCATGGACTTCATTTTCTGCAATAAATCTTCTTCGGATTTTGCCATTTGGCTGAAGGTATTCCCGGTCCAATTCACCATGTCGAGGGCAAGTTGATCCAGATTTTTGTGAATATAACTGACTGTGCTATCCCATTTGGCCTTCACTTGGGAAACGGCCCATTCAATTTTGGTATCTTCGGCAATACCAGAAGCCACATCAGAAGCCCAATGGGACCCAATAGCCTTATAGACAGCTGTGTTATACCATTCGGGTAGAGAGTGACCTAACCATTTGCCCATATATGCGGTAATGCCGGAATCGAGATAGCCTCCCTGGCTTTGCACCCCCAGAATTACGCCTGCCACCCATTCCTTACCCAATTGGGCGCCAATTTTCTCCCACTCTTCCTTGTGACCATTAATTTTAATCTCTGTATCAATAATTTGATCTATAATGGCATTCTTGGTTTTCTCCAATTCGGCACGAGCACGGGCATCGCTTCCCTCGCCGAGAGATTTCAACTCTTGATTTACCTTATCCAATTCGCTACGCAATTCGGGAAATTTCATGCTATTCAATGCCATCGAGTAGGCTTCAACTTTGGCCTTGGCATCCAGATAAGCTTTACCTTGCTCCAATAATTTTTGTCTTAATGCCTCAATTTCTGTTCCGGTCTTTCCGGCTTGTAGCGCTGTTAGCATCTGGGCTGAATAATAGTCATACATAGCTTTGGCTGCATCTCTGTCGGCTGCGGCAGCATCATATTTAGCTTGTAGTCCGTTTTTGATAGCTTTAGCTTGCTCATTAAGGGCATCTACATTCAATTTAATTGCCCCCGTAGCTGTATCTGTTTGGGTGGCCAAGTCCCCGGTCAGTTTTGCATGTTCTCCCAACTGAAGGTTAGCTTCGGGCATAATTTGATTGATCTGCTCTATGATTGCCTCAAGTTTTGCTTGGCGTTCAGCCGTATCGGGCATCTCGTCAAGAATACGATTATACTCGGCCGCTAAATCCTTTACTCTTAAAAGTTTGTCATATCTCTGCTGGTCAGCAATAGTGCTGGCGAGGGTTTCTTCCTTGATCCTCTCTAATTTTGTCTCCAGAGGTGTAAAGGCATCCACAAGCGCACCAATAGCCGCAATGGAACCGGCAAGTAGGGTAGCAAGTAAAAAGATGGGATGTCCCGAGAGAAGGGTTTTTAGGGTCACAAAGGCTATTCCCAGAGCCCCGATAATTTCTATTACTTTCTGAATGGGCTCGGGAATGGCATTCCAGAGGCCAGCTATCCAGGACAACCCCGTGCTCATCAGATTAAAGAAATTGCTAATAGCACCAGATATAGCAGGCATCTGGGCAGAGACAAAATCTACCAATTTGCCCAGAGGTCCGATAAGTTGCTCACCAATTCCGATTCCAATATCAGTGAGACGGTTCTTTAAATTACCCAATCTTTCAGAGAATGATTTATCTACAACTTCAGCGGCGGCATCAAAGGCCCCTCGGCCTTGATCTAATTTAGTGATGAGATCTTCTAAACTAACTGTGCCTTCACGTAATGCCGCAGCTAATTTCGCTCCACCACGGGCGCCAAAAGTATCGGCGGCCATTTGAGCGGCAGTAAAGGCATCGGGAGCCTCCTTTATTTTCTGAATCAGTTCCTTCAGTTCTTCGGGAGTGGAAATTTTGCGCACAGCATAGTTTAGGGCCATGGTGGCGGACTCGGCGTCTAATCCAGCGGCTGTCATCATGCCCAGGAAAGCGGTGGCCTCCTTAACGTTCATTCCCAGAGCCTGGAAAAGAGGACCGGCCTGAGCCAAAGTGTTCATCAGGGGATCAAAACCAATAGGGGTGAGGCGTTGGATCGTTAAGGCATAATCCATAAGTTCCTTGGCCTGTTCTTGAGTGGTAAGCCCAAAGGCTCGCATGACCTGATCAGTTTGGGCGAGCACTTCAGTGCCCTTGCCCGTAATATCCATCCAGGTTTCCCACATACTGTATTGTTTCTTGATTTCATCGTTGGTCAGGCCCATGGTATTGCGGAAGATCACCATCATATCGCCAGCTTCTTTGAGCGAGACGTCGGTGTTGCGGAACATTTCCCTGATTAGATCGGTGCTCTCCCGGAGCTTTGAGCCCATATCGCCTGTGGCTACGGCTACCTTGGTTTTGATATCATCGAAAGCCACGCCTATTTGATATACTTCCTTGGTGATTAGGGCAAAAGAGATGCCCTCTAAGGCGGAGATGAGTGTCTTTTTCAGATCGCCAAAGGCATCCCCTATTTTTCTACAGCTATCGCTGGCGCTCTTCTGGGCATTATTCAGGGCGCTTTCAAGTTCTCTACTATCCCCGGTAAGTTTTAGGACTAATTCCCCTATTTTATCGGCCATCTTTCTTCTTCCTCAAATCCCTTCCCTCAAAGGCCTCATTTAACAGTTCTACGATTTTCAACTGTTCCTCCGGCGTCTGCTCTTTTTCGGATACATCGAAAAAGTCCAAAGGCTGGAGGGGTTCTTTTAACTTACAGAAAATATTGGCAATAGTGGAGGCAATGACCCCGGCACGATAGTTCTGCATGCGCTCTTCAGCTTCTTTGCGCCCCAGGAGTGCAGCGAACTGCACCGGGGTCATGCCCCAGAATTCCTCTTCCTCTAATTTCAGGTCGTATCTTGCTGTCGCCCAGAGCGAAAGCCAGTCTATTTTCCGGCTTCGCTTCCTTCTAAAGGGCGATCGGTCTCCGGCGTGGATTTTGCCCAGAGTTTGGTCAGGCGCTCCGTGATGTAATCCACGTTCCCCACATGGACCATGGCCCCCACATCTTCAAGCGTCAGTTCCGGATCTTCATGGATGAGGCAGGCCCAGAGCAAGGCACGATAATCCTTGACAGTCATATTCTGCCAGGAAACGCCGTTCAGAAAACTCTTTCCCGTGACTTCCTCGACTTTAGCCAGGGCATTGAAATCCATGCGCAGATGGCGGAGTTTATCTAATTCGATTTCTACAATAGGAACGGTGGGTTTGCTCATACTACGCCAGAGTGGGCTGTCCGGTAATCTTCAGGGTCACCGAGGCGGAGAGTGAACCAGCTACGGGGGCCTTAGGTGTGAAATCGGTCACCAGTGCGGTGAAAGACCAGGTTGTGTTTCCGGTATCCGGGAATACGACCTTGAAATTGCGCTTGGTCTTGTTCACAAGATCCTTGATTAAGCCGGAGGAGTAGGAATGGGTGGTTTCTGTGGGAATAAAGTTAATATCGAAAGTCACATCCCCACCAGCCTTGATCCCACCAATAAATTCTCTCCATCCTCCGGAATCATGCGTGGTGACATCAACGGTATCGAGGGAGAGATGGGGAAGTGTGATGTCCCTTACCTCGGCAATTGTGGTAAAATTCTCCGGGCTACCTCCATCACCGATTTTCAATAGTGTCCCATGAGCATAAATTGCATCAGACATTTATTTACCTCCTTTAGGGTAATCTCAGGATGCAGAACTTCACATTTGCGGAAGCTGCATCCACGTAAATTTTTCCATCGTTCTGGAGCCAACCTTCGGGGTTGGAAAAGAAGGGAAAAACAGCAAAGGCTCCAGCCGAGACTGCTTTTGAGACTGTGCCCGTTCGACCGTGGGCACAGGCCACGCCTTGGACTGTAACTGTCTGCTCGCTGGTGTCTTCGTTCTTCACCAGAAGAATTTCTTTTCCGGTCCAAGCGAACGAATTCTTGTTGACATCATCAGCGGCCGTCCAAGTCAGGGTTGTAGCCGACCCATAAGGGCCGGAAACATTAATTGGGGTTAGTGCAGTTCTGGCCAATTTATTCCTCCTCTATTAAGTTGCCAAAACGATCATATCGAGGCGTCTTGGTCTCGGCCTGGGGTTCGGGAGGCGGCGCATGAACCAGAATAATATGCCTGACCATCGCCTCCTCGTCCAGTGTGGAATAGGGGCAGAGCAGGCATTCGTAGTTGGGAAATTTGTCCCAGGTTCCGATTCTGTATTTGCCCTCGATCCAATTTTCTAAATTTTTCTTCTTTCCCATTCCTCCTCCTATCGGGGAATCATTCTGGTTACAGTAAGGTTTAAAACTGCGGTGGCCGCAAATATCCCCGCCTGGATTTCCTCGTAGTTATAGTTGGTCTCGGATAATTCGAGTTTTAGAGCATAGCCATCAAGACGTGGCCTGCATCGCAGGATGCTCTCCACCCGATCCATGAGATCGGCCACTTCCTTTTCGGCGTCAGCGGCATTAGTGGGCGGCGAGGGTTTGGCATAGGCCCAAACTTGATAGGTGATAACCTGCTGATTCGCCTCTTGGGTTTCAAAGACCTCCCCCTTGGAAAGTAAGCAAATCCCCACCGCCTTATTAACTGTGATTACCCCAGTTGAGCTGGCCAACCCGTAGCGCACCTCTACATCTGAAAGTTCCCTGGCCAAAATGCTTTGGATATATTCGGCTATTTCAACGATCCCGCTCATGAAAGCAGATGCTCCTTAATCGGTTTTTCCAAGGTGGGAATTTCCTCATCGGGGATCACCATGAAAGGACGGGCAGGAACTGTGGCCCCCGGCCAATTCACCTTCTTCACAGGATGTTCTGCTCCAGGCCAGAATAAAGCCCTTTTTCTTTTAGGCCTGATTTCTCTGGGGGGGAAAGTGTGGCCAAATTGGTGCACGGCGGCATATTCCACATTCGTGGATACTTCAGCTGTATTTTCTGTGGCCTCTGCATGCAGGGAACCGATCAGGCGTCCAGTTTTCCAGAGCAGACGATGACTTCCTCCGCTTCTTCGAGCAGGCCAGGCTGTGGGTCTCCCTCCTGCTTGGAAATTTCTCCTGACGATGGAGAGCATTAGGTTGGCGAGCTTCATCATCAGGGGCTTGAGGTTCTTCGCTTTTTTGGCCACTTCCTCCAGCATTTTTAAACCGGGGGATTGCAGATCGACCTTGACCGTGATCATCTGATTCGCCTGATGTAGGGCTCGATTAGTCTTTCCAGTGTGGGATCCCAGAGGTTTCCCTCGGCTACTGGAGGAACTCCCTCCGAAGCCAGGGAATCCTTGTAATAGATGGTGCGGAATTGTTCGGATTTGAGCACCAACTTCAAAAGGAGAATCTTAGCCACGGTCTTGATCGGCTCGGGGACTTCCCCATATCCCCAGATCCCCTCGATCTTGATGTTCTGCGTTCCCGAGGGGAAGGAAAGGACGGAGGAGGAAGTCGGCTTTAACTCCAGCTTATAAATTGGGGAGCCGATCAAGATGAGGTCGTCTTCGGAAATATCGTTCCAGGTCTCGGGATCCCAGGAATAACGGTATTTGATGGAGGTCAGCGAATTGAGGGGGTCGATGAACAGGTAGGGCTTCCCTTCCCCGTCATAGTATTTGGTTTCAGTTGCACTGAGGGCGAAGGACTGGCCGCAGTGGCTGTCGATGATAGCATCGACAGCATCCAGCTGGACCGTAATGAAAGCATCGAGCGTCTCGGGCGGTGTGGTTTCCCGGGGAAAGAGGAAGGCTTTTGCATCTGCAAGGCTAATATAGCTCATTTCTTTTCCTTAGGGGAAATGATTTTCTTTTCCCGCTTTTCCCAGAGGGGGCGGGGTCGCCGCCCCCTCTTATTCCTCTTAGAGCGAGAAGATAACCGTAACAGTTGCTTCACCCGTAGTGGGGGCAGTGCCGGTGTAAGCGTATTTAATGTATACCGTCTTGTCCGCAGTGAGGGTCAGGCTCTTGAAAACCGCCTGTTTGGTGGCCGAGCTTTCGTTAACATCAGCCGCAGCCACCAGTTCGTCGAAGGAAGCCCCGTAGCCCACGGTAAGGACATTCGTAGTGCCGGCATTGAAGGCTTCCGACACATTCACAATCGTGGCCACAATCGTTGCCCCGGAAGGAATCAGCCCCAACTCCACGGAAGAGTCGGCATAAGTGATGCTGGCGGAACGGTAATAATAGACTCCAGGAGGATTAATGTCGTGCCTGTAATGTGGCATTTTCAGCCTCCTTCATTAGGATGTGGCGCACTTCAGGGTAGCGAAGGCTTCGGAGACCAGAGGTTTTCCTCCTACACGATAGCGGAAGATGAACCGTGTGGTGTTGTAATCGGCTTTAGTGTATGGATCACGGAGAACGGTCAGGATGTTACGATCCACGATGCAGTAGGCGTTCTGCCAATCGGCAAAACCGAGGATATATTTGTTGGCAGCCGTGGTATGCCAGCTGGGGGCGAGGAAGTATGGGCGACCCAGGATGGTGGAAGGAACATCGGCAATCCCCGGGCTCCAGATGTAGTTCCCCGTGGAATCTTTAAATCTGCGGATCTGTGACAGGGTTGCTCGGTTCAACCCCCAGACACCCTTTGAGGCATAGGGCTCTTTCAGGGTGAAAAAGACCTCGAAAATCTTATCCGCAGGGTTGGTGGTGGGCCAGTTGTCCGCAACTCCCGTGGTCACAATCGAGCCAGATGCGGGGGAAGTGAGGATCCCCGTTGGTTTAGCCGAGCCGTCGCCCGCCACAAAAGCCGCACCCTCGGTATAGGCCAGCTGAGTGCCCACATTCCGGCGCACTTCCGCCTCCAGGTCGAACATGGAGTCCTCGAGCAGGTCGTTGGAGATGTCGCAGATGGCATACATTTCGTAGACGGAAATTGAAACCTGCCCAAATGGAGTGGAGGCGTTGGTGGCGCTTCTCTGCGTGGTGACCTCATCAGATGCCCAGGAAGCGGTGGCGAAGTTAGTAATCGTGGGGATGTTCACGGTATTGGAAGAGGTAGTGATCACCCTGGCATACTGGCGGATGGGGTCCAATTCGGTAAGCGTGGCGGTGATCAGCTCCCTCACATATTCCGGAGCCACAGTGTATCCACCGATGTTGCCCGTCCCCTCGATAAATGTTGCCTTGGTCTCGGAGGGGACGATCCCCTTGCGCATGAATTGGAGAAAATTCTCTTTATGCTTGTTCTCGCTGGGAGCGCTCGTTCCCGGACGGTTGAGTTTGGTCTCCAGGGAATCCAGGCGGCCATTCAGGGCCTCAATCGTATTTTTCAGTTCCTGCGAGCCCTCGCCGTATTTCTTGATCTCGGCCTCGAGCTCCTCATTTTTCTTTTTGAAGGCTTCCCAAGTCTTGAGAAGCTCTTCTTTTAGCTCTTTGATTTCCATTTTATTCCTCCATTAACTTCTTTCTTATGTCCGCACATAGGCTCAAGAAGGAGTCGAGATCCTCGGAGTCCTTCTCCACGCTCTTGGAAGAGTCCTCTTCGCTCCGGAGTGCAGCTTCCTGCGCGTCCACGAACTCAAGGAGTTCCTTGAGCGCCTGTAAAGCGGCTTCAACTTTTGAACGGGAAGCAGTAGAAAGAATCCTCCCGTATTTCAGTTCCTGTTCGATTTGTTCCTTGGTCTGGAAAACTAAATCCATAGTCTTAAAATCGGGCGGCTCTTTGCCGAAGTCCTCGTAGTGCCTGGCTAAATGGTTGTATACTGCTTTGCGGTCGGAATCCGGAATATCCACTCCTCCCCGCGCTCCAAAAAGGGCGGCCATGGCAGCGGCCACTGCCCTCCAGACGCAGGCGTGCCCCTCTGCTTTATGATGGGGCAGTTTATATGAGGACTTGATGTCCGGATTCTCCTCGTCATACCAGGCGCACATGACCTTCAGGTCTTCGACTTCCGCCTTTGCCACTTCTGCTCCGGCGTCCCATTCCGCATTCTCATCTGCAAGCGGAGTTTTCTTGTATGGGATCGCTCCCTTCGTTTCCATTTTTCTCACCTCGCTTTTTGCTATCAGCACTTGTGCCTGGGGATTCGCCGGAAAGGTGACATGGGAGACCTCCCAGAGATTGATCTCTTTCAGGTGGCGAACATTGTTCCTGTCTAAATCAGCCTTAACCGTGTTGTATCCGATGGAAAAGCCCTTTACCGCCCCCTGTTTGGCCAGGGCCAATGCTTCCCTGGCTTTGGAAACTTCCCTGTTCAGTTCCCCTCGAACCCAGAGCCCCTTTCCGGGCATGTCGGTAACTGTGGCAACCCCAAGGGGTTGTTCCGGGTCGTGCTGCCACAGGAGGGGAAATTTTCCTCCCTTGTGATCCAGAGTCCGGGAAAAAGCTCCCGGCTCGATTATGTCTCCCTGCTCATCCAGGACGTTGTAAACGGCAGCGAATCCCTCAATAACGAATTCCTCTTCGTTAACCGACTTTATGTCGAATTTAAAAGTTTTATAATCCATTCCTCACCTCACCCGTAGGTCTCCACACATCTGCAGTTGCAGAGGTTCATTCCAGTTGCGCCCAGAGAATCATCTCCGGGAAACATTAATTGTTCTCCAGCTACTTCAAAGGGCTCGTTGATGGGAACAGTTTGACCATTGGCTTCGGCGTGCCATTCCCTGGTCAACTCGTCCATGGCCGCCATCCAAGTGTGGGTTTCCATCCCTGCCTCTTCGGCGAAAGAATTAGTTCCCAAATTGGCAGCGTTGTGAGTTTCCGTTCTGGCGATGAGAAGCGAGCGCCAGTCCTCGATCCCTTTGTAGTATTCGCCGATCCCTGCGGCGATTTCCTCGATTGGTAGTCCCTCTTCGAGCCCTTGGGAGATGATCTCCTGTAGGTCGTAAATGGTGGTTTCCGTAATCATTTTGGCCTTGCGCAGGGAATTCTTTTTAACATATTGCAGGACCCGCTCCATCCAGGGATCGTCCTGTTTGGTGTTTATCCCTTTTAATCCCCTCTCTGCTGCCCGGCCAAAGTCATAGGCCACATTCAAATAGGTGGCGATCAAGAAATCCTGCCAGGGTTTAACTTCGATCTGTGGTTTCAGGTTCCCCGAACGGAGTTCCTCCACTACCTTCTTTTCTTCCTTGCGGAATTCCTGCTTTACTTTCTTTTTGATTGCCCCTTCCCAGCGCCGCTGGAGGAAGAGGCTGGAGTAAAAAAATCTCGTTTATCCTCTTTCTTGAAGGCCTTCAGCCCTATTTCCAGGGGATGGGCCTTGATGATCTCATCTGAAGATGACCCGATGGGCATCAAATTGATGGGCAGGAAAAGCTGGTTTGCATTCCTGTCCTGGATCTCATCATATCCCGTGGCAATCCTCTTCTCGTTGGGGGTGAGCCAGGAGGCAGCCCCTACCCTTGCCCAGAGCCTGTCCCTGTCTTCCGCCAGCGCCTCGATGTCGTCCCGGTCGTAATCAAGATAGAGATCAGGGCCAAATTTGGGAACCAGCCAGCGGTTCAGTTCGTCCTTGATCAGATCCATCAGGGGAAGGATGCACTCCTCGTAAAATGACCTCCTCGCCTCCTGATAGTTGGAGTAGGTCTTGTTGGCGTTATCCCCGATCAGCTCCGGGGGGACATTGAAGGCCAGGGCAATCTCTCTGGCTGTCAGTTTCAGCCCCTCCAGCCAGTCGATCTCATCGGCAGTCAGCCCCATTTCCTTCCAGTCCAGGCCGCCTTCTAAAACCAGGGGGCGACCGGCTGCCTTGCTCCCCATCATCTCGTTAATCCTTGTTTTCAGCCTCTCGTAGTCTTCATCGGAAAGCCGACCGGAGGAATATTCGTTCACCGGGACCACAAAAGCCCCCGCTGGTCGGGCGAAATTCTGAAGCAGGGCTACATTCCATTCCCGGGCGGAATTATTCTGGATCAGGGAATTGAAGGCTGCTTCCAGCGGGCTTGATCCCAGAACCGGATTCAGAGGCGAGAAGAGCTTGATGTGCATTACCTGCTCCGGGGAATAGATCCTTTTGATTTTTTGGTTCTCCCAGTATTCGTAGGCCACCACTTCCCCGGTTTCCGAGGTCTGCGGGGTGACCAGGTCGGGGCGGAGAACATACATTTCCAGGATCGTCTTTTTGTTTTCCGGCCCCACCCCCAGGACGAAGGAGTTCCCGGAAAGTTCCAGATATTTGACCAGCATCTCCAGAAAACCTGACCTGCCCTGGTTGGGGTTCGGCTTCTCCCACAACCGGATCAGGGGGTGATCATCAATTTCTTCCAGCCCGTTTTTGGTCTTTCGAAAAAGCCCCCAGTCAATCCCAGCAACGGACCTGGCGATCAGATCGACGCAGGCCCGGACATAGACATTCCGGGAATATCCTATCTGGGCGTAGGAGTAAAAGTCCCGGTTGGGGAAGGTAGCCACCGGTGCCAGGAAAACCGGCATGGTGTAAGATTTTTTCCTTCTAAAAAGATCACTGATTTTCATTTCATAAGATCCTTATATCCACTCCTCCCGAGCCTCGGTGAAAGTGTGAGAACAGGGCGTATCTCATAGCATCCATGGCGTGATCCATGAACTTCACCGGCTCATCGAGAATATTTCCCTTCGCGTCCTCCTTCCACTTGTAGTTCCGGATTTCCTTGATGAAGTTGGAACAAGAGGGGGCCACTCGGATTTTCTTCCTCTTGGCGAAATCGATCCCGTCCTTGACCGACTTCTCTGCAGGCCTAATGTAGAATCCAGCTCGTGCTATCTCCTCGATCCTTGCGGGTTCGGAAGAATCCGCATAAATCATCCCTCTGACCTGCCAGTCCTTGAGGACCGAAATCAGGTCGGCATTGGTCATCTGGGAACGGTATATCTCCCTCAAAATGTATGGTTCGCTGTCTTTGATCCCTATCTCCACAAGGGCCGTGGGGTTATTGAAACCAAAGTCTAAGCCGTAGATGATCTCATCGAATGATTCAGGAAGAACCTGACATACTTCCCAGTTGGTGTAGATTAGGTTCGAGGGCTGAGCGAATTCTCCCAGGGCATAGACCTTGTAGAAATAGGAATCCTCATGGGCAAGCCTCTCCAATTGGGCGATGTAGTCCTGGCTCAGGAAGCGGATATTGTCCCTGTAGTTCACCTGCAGGGTGTCGACCTCTTCCGGTTTCTCGATCACCAAGCTGTAAAGCCAAGAGGTAAAGATGGGGTTGAAGCTCAAAAAAATCTGGTTCTTTCCATCCGAAGCCCGGCGGAGGCGAAGCCTTAATTGACGGTAGTCATCCAGGTCGAATTCTGTGGCTTCCTCCATCCAGATATAGTTGAATTCCGTGGACTTTATCTTCTCCGGATCGTCCATCCCCCGGAAAATCATGCGGCTTTTTGTCAGGGGGAATTCCCAGGTCATTTCCATCTTTTTTTCCTCAATTTCCAAGTCAAGCTGGCGGAGGATGTCTTTCAATAACGAATAGGAAGAAAGGCGAAGTGATGGTGTGGTTTTCCTGGTGATCAGGAACCGTTTATCCGTTTCTCCTACAAACTTCAGGATTAGAAACTGAGCGATGGTGTAGGACTTGCCCGCTCCCGCTCCCCCATAAATCGCCACAGTCTGGGACTGTGAATTGCGGAGAAATTCAAATATTTTCCGGTTTACTTCCAGCATCTATCAAGACAACTTCAATCTTCTGGGGCGCTTCTTTTTCCCGCTCCGCTAAGATGATGGTCAGCCTTCCGGCGGTCTCAAGCAATCTGCTCAAAACAGAAAGGGAAGCCAGGGCAAGTCGGGGATTGT